AAAAGGTAAAATTTATAAAAATTATCCACAAGTCATAAAACAAATAAAAAAGGCTGAAGACAAACAAGAAAAAGATAAAGCACAAAAAAAATCTGAAGAAGAAAAAACAAATAAAATAAAAAACACAAATGTAAAAGCTTTAGATAAAAAAACTGGTAAAAAAATAGATGTTAAAGTTGACAAAGTTTTAAAGCCACCATTTGGTTCAGCTAAAGAAGTAAATGATAATGTTCCTGGAACAAAAGAAGCTAAAAAAGTAGTTTATGATGCAAAAGTAACCGAAGCTGAAGAAGAAGCAAAAAAAGAAGTTGAAACAAGAAAGAAAAAAAATAAAGGTAAGTTTAAATTATCAAAAGAAGAACAAAAAGAATTTAATGCTTGGAAACAAGAAAATGCATTTTTAATTGACGACGATTTTACAGAGGAACAATGGTTTACAAAACAAAAACCAAGAGAAGATATGGATGTATTTAATCCAGAAACCGGGGAACAATGGGAAGACGACCCATTTGTGATTTTGATTCTGGTGATGGTGATTTTGATAGTGGTTGGGGAGAAACCGATAAATTTGGAAATGAAACAGCAGATGAATTAGGTGATGAAAAACAAGTTGATGCTATGGCCACTAAATTGAATTTACCAAAAGAAAGTTTTATACCAGTAGAAAAATCAAAAGTATTTAAAAATCCAGAAGGACAACCAGTAGAAGTTAAAGTATTTAGAAACAATCAAGATGGTCAATATTACGCAGTAGATGATGAGGGTAATGTTTATAAAACTAAAAAAGGTGGAAAAATTGACCTTGATGACCCTAATGTAAGAGATGATTTTGAACATAAAACAGATTTATCTGGATATCCTGGAGCACAAACATCAACTGGTGTAAGTAGAGCAGAAAATAGAAAACCAGATGAATGGGATGATATGGGTGATTCAGTATCTTTTTCAGATTTATTAGATATGTTAGGATTAGAAGATGAAGGATAATATGAGATATACAAAAACAAAACCAAAACAGGATGGAACTTTTATAACCATATCCAAACAAGAATTAAAAGATTTTATGAAAAATCAAGAACCTATTGTTAAAAAAGGTTTTGATTTAAAATTAGACAAAACTGATTTAGTTAGACTAATAAAATTTAAACAACCAGTTCAAAGAAAGGGTTATAATATAATGTTGGAAAACATTGTTAATGAAGACTTAAGAAAATGGTTTAAACAGAAATGGGTAAACATTGGAAAAAAAGTGGGTGGTAAACATCCAAAATGCGGAACAAGTGGAGATAAACAAGGATACGCTAAATGTGTTCCAGCTTCCAAAGCCGCTTCAATGAGTAAAAAAGATAAAGCAAGTGCAACTCGTAGAAAACGAACAGCACAAAACAAAGCAAATCGTGGTGGTAAAGCATCAAAAGGACAAGGAAAGAAACCAATTATGGTAAAAACAGAAGCAAGAGGAACTTGTTGGGTAGGATACAAACAAGTAGGTATGAAAGATAAAGGTGGTAGAAAAGTTCCTAATTGTGTGAAAGAAACTACTGAAATTTTCTATGAAGAAAATGGAAAAGCACACGGATACACATTAGAATATCTAAGATTACCAGAAGATATCAATGAAGCAGAATATCAAGGAAGAAAAGTAAAACTTGGTAAGCCAATGCAAGGTGATACTAAAAAGTTCAAAGTATATGTAAAGAATCCAAAAGGAAATGTAGTTAAAGTTAACTTTGGACAAGGTGGTGGTGCTAAAGGTGGAACAATGAGAATTAGAAAATCTAATCCAAAAGCGAGAAAGAGTTTTAGAGCAAGACACAATTGTGATAGTCCAGGCCCAAGACATAAAGCTCGTTATTGGTCTTGTAGGAAATGGTAAATGAATGAATCGATTAGTAAGACAATTAATTTCGCCTTTCTTAACGGAACAAGTAAAAGCAAAAAAAGTTATAGCAATATATCCTGGTAGGTTTCAACCTTTCGGGCCTCATCATAGAAAAGTATTTCAAAATTTACAAAGTAAATTTGGTGATGTTTATATAACAACATCTGGTATTAAACAACCACCAAGACACCCAATGAATTTTAGTGAAAAAGTTCGTCATATGGTTAAAATGGGTATTCCAAAAAACAGAATTGTAAAAGAAAGAGTTCCTTATGTAGCCAATAATTTATTGAAAAAATTTAAAGATGATACAGCAGTGGTTTATGTATTTGGTGCTAAAGATGCAGGAAGATTAAAGGGTGGAAAGAAAAAGTCAGGTGGATTAACTTATTATCAAGATTATAATAAGAATAAAGGAAACTTACTTGGTTATAAAGAACACGGATACATTTATACAGCACCAACTGTAAAAGTTAGTGGTATTACAAGTGGAACTGAAATAAGAAATCTAATAGGTAGTTCCAAAATGGAAAGAAGTAAAAGAGAAAAAATATTTAAACAAACTTTTGGTTATTTTGATAAAGGTATTTTCAATATGTTAACAAACAAATTTAGAAAATTGACAGAAGAAAAAGAATTTAAAGCTAAATCAAAAGAAAGTGGTAGAGTGGTTGTTTATAAATCAAAAGAAAATATGGATAACGCTATTAAGACTGGTAGAGCAGAACCATTAGACAAAAAAACAAGTGATAAACCTGAAAAAACTAAAGGTCAAGATTTGTTTAAAAAAGAACAAGACAATTGGGAAAGAATAGATAACAAGTCTAATAGAGTTAAATCAAAAGATTATACTGATGAACAATATGAAGAAGAAACCGGTGAATACTTTGATAATAAAAAAACTATGGGAGTAGTTCCAAACGCTTTTAAAGATAAAAATGATATGATTAAAAAAATGAAATCAGCAAGAAGTGTTTATTTATCATCAAATAAAATGGAATTTATGGACAACACAGATGTTGGTGATATTCTAAAATCAGACAATTCATTAGAATTAGGAAAACAAAGAGCAAAAGAATATGGAAAAGATTGGAACAGATTAGAAAAAGCTATTAAAAGTGGAAACCCAGTCCCACCACCTATTGCTATGAAAGATAGAAATGGGAATTATTATTTATTAGCAGGAAACACAAGACTAATGTCATATACTGCATCAGGTAAAAAACTTCCTATAAAAGTTATTGATTATGACGGAGAATTTGAATATCCACAAAACGAAACAACTATAAAAGAAAAAATAGATTTATCAGAAGAAGTTCAACTACTTATAGAAGGTGGAGCATATGGACATATGTCACACCCGTTTGATGATAACAATTTAACTTTTGGTGATATGAAAAAGATTATCAAGTTGGGTTTATCAGGACAATTAAATCGTGAGGAAGATGTAACAGAAAAAACTGACGGACAAAATTTAATGATAACTTATCGTGATGGAAAAGTTGTAGCGGCAAGAAACAAAGGACAAATCAAAAATCGTGGAAAAAATGCACTTGATGTTAATTCAGTAGCGAAAAAGTTTAGTGGTCGTGGTGATATTAGAGATGCGTTTGTATTTGCTATGAAAGATTTATCAAGAGCAATAAAGAGTTTAAGTGATAAACAAAAAGATAAAGTTTTTAAAAATGGTGAAATCTTTATGAACTTAGAAATCATCTATCCAGCTTCATCAAATGTAATAGATTATGATAAAGCAGTTTTACAATTTCATAACTCTTTACAATATAATAAAGATGGTAATGCTGTGGGTGAAGTAAAAGGTTCAGGTAGAATGTTACAAGGTATGATTAAACAAGTAAATCAAGACATTCAAAAACATTTTAAGATAATAAAACCTAAAGTTCTAACTTTACCAAAAAAAATTGATTTTGGGAAAAAAGTTGATATTTATTATAAGAGAGTAAATAAGTTACAATCTCAATTTGGATTAAAAGATACAGATACATTAGGATTATATCATCAATCATATTGGGAAGATTATATTTATAATGCAGGAAAACAATTTGGTTATACAATCCCTAAGACTATTTTGAAAAAATTAACTAAAAGATGGGCATTCTTTGATAAGTCATATAAGATACCAGATATTAAAAAAGACTTAAAAAAACAACCTAAATTTTTAGAATGGGTTTTAACAACAGATAAGGTAGACCACAAGAATATGGTTAAGAAAAATATGTTACCATTTGAAAAGATTTTCTTTTCAGTAGGAGCAGATATATTACAGAATTTATCAAACTTTATTGCAGCTAATCCAACGAAAGCTGTTGAAAAAATTAGAAAAGATATTTTAAAAGCATCTAATAAAGTTAGAGCTGGTGGTGATATTAAAAAGATGAAAACTTTAAAACAACAATTAGAAAAATTAAATTCAATTGGTGGACTAAAAAAGATAGTCCCAGTTGAAGGAGTGGTATTTAAATATAAAGGAAAAACCTATAAGTTTACTGGTGCTTTCGCCCCAGTAAATCAAATATTAGGGTTAGTGAGTTTTTAATGGCAGGATATTCAAAGGAAGCGGAAAGACAAAATAAAGCATTAGGTAATCTACTAAAAGGACAAGAAGTTGAAAAAAGAACAATAGTAGGTTATGAAGGAAAGAAAAAAGAAAAAGGTGATATAAAATCAGAACTAACAGACATTATGTCTGAAGTTAGAATGCCTTTGTTTTGTCCTAAATGTAAAAAAACAATGAAGAAAAAACTTGATGATAAGTTTTGGAGATTATTTGAACATTGTTGGGATTGTCAATTAGATTTTGAACACAAATTACGACTTGAAGGAAAGTATGATGAGTGGGCAACTAATAGAGCGAAGAACAATCAAAAAGCGTGGGTTGATGATATGATACAAGGTATTGAACAATGGAGAACTGAAAGACCAGTTGACCAAGTTTACAATGTTGGTATTAAAGACCCAGAGGTTAAAATTGAGAAAGCACAAGTTAACGAAAAAGCTATCAATAAACTTGCTGATGACGCTATAAAAGACTTGAAAAAAATGAAAGAAAACATATAACTAACTATTTATAGGTAAGGAGAAAAATAATGTTTAAAAAACTACTCGGAATGTTAGCAGTAATAGGAACAATCGTAGGTGCTATTATGGGTGCAAAAAAATCTAAAGAGTTAAAAGAACTCGAAGGTAAGATTGATGAATCCAAAAAAGAAGAAAAAGGTGTTGAAACTAAAATTGCTAAGTTAGAAAAGAACAAGAAAAAGAATAAAAAAGAAATTACTTCTTTGAAAAGAAAGTTAACCATTTCTAAAAAGAAAACAACAAAAATGGAAAAAACTTTTGAATCAGGTGATTCTGACAAAGCTGCAGATTTCTTAAAAGATTTTAGTAAATAAAGGTAACGATATGAAAAAGTTAATAATATTATTAGCTTTGTTTGGGTTTATTTATTCTCAAGATAAAGTTTATACTTTTACTGAAGAAGAAGTCACTAATATGGCTAATAAAGTAAAAGACTTACAAACTCAAGTCGAGAACCAAACAGAGCAAATAAGTGTTTACGATGAGTTAATGAAAAAGTATGAGAATCAAACACAGATTGATTCTATGTTACTTTCTTTTAAAACTCAACAAGTAGACATTTTAAAAGACCGAGAAGTCTTATATGAGAAACAGATTAAACTCATAAAACCAAAGTGGTATGAGAATAAATGGTTGTATTTTACATTCGGTGTAATTGCAACTTCTGCTTCTATAAAACTCGCTGGTGAAATAGTTGATTAATGGAAGATAACAAAAAACAATTAAAAGAAGCCATTAAAAGAGAATATGCTAAGTGTGCAACTGACCCTGTTTATTTTTTGGGTAAGTATGGAATAATCCAACACCCTGTTAGAGGTAAAGTTAATTTTAACTTATACGATTTTCAGGAAAAATCACTACAATCTTTTATGCAACACGATTATAATATTGTGTTAAAGGCTCGTCAATTGGGTTTATCAACATTAACTGCTGGATACGCATTGTGGATGATGACATTTCAACAAGATAAGAATATCTTGGTCATTGCTACAAAACAAGAAACAGCAAAGAATTTAGTAACAAAAGTTAGAGTGATGCATGCTAACTTACCAGGTTGGTTAAAACAGCCTTGTGTTGAGGATAATAAATTATCATTACGATATAGAAATGGTTCTCAAATTAAAGCGGTAGCGAGTTCTGAGGAATCAGGTCGTTCGGAAGCATTATCATTACTGATTATTGATGAGGCAGCCTTTATTGATAAAATTGATACAATATGGGGAGCTGCTCAACAAACACTAGCGACTGGTGGTAGGGCTTTAATTATATCTACACCAAATGGTGTTGGTAATTTTTTCCACAAAACTTGGGTAGGTGCTGAAAGTGGAACAAATGATTTTAATTTTATTAATCTTCATTGGTCAGTTCACCCTGAAAGAGGACAAGAGTGGAGAGATGAACAAGATAAATTATTAGGGCCTTCATTAGCCGCTCAAGAATGTGATTGTGATTTTATCACTTCTGGTCGTGGTGTTATTGATGGTTTACTACTTGAAAATTTAAAAGAAAGTAGTGTAAGAGAACCAATGGAAAAGAGAGGTATAGACTCTAACTATTGGATATGGCAACCACCAAACTATACTAAAAATTATGTGGTAAGTGCCGATGTTAGTAGAGGTGATGGAACTGATTATTCAGCGTTTCATATTATAGATGTAGAATCTTTGGAACAAGTAGCTGAATACAAAGGTAAAATCTCTACACAAGATTTTGGAAATATGCTAGTTAATGTAGCTAGTGAGTATAACAATGCTTTGTTAGTTGTGGAAAACAACAATATTGGTTGGGCAGCAATTCAACAAGTCATTGATAGAGAATACCCAAACTTGTTTTATACAAGTAAAGATTTGCAATATGTTGATGTTCAACATCAAATGACAAATAAATACAGAAGTCAAGAACGAAATATGGTTCCTGGTTTCTCAACAACATCTAAGTCAAGACCTTTAATCATTGCAAAGTTAGAGGAAATGTTCAGAGAAGAATCAGTAGTGGTTCATTCTCAAAGATTAATTGATGAATTATTTGTATTTATTTATAATGGAAATAAAGCAGAAGCAATGACCGGATACAATGATGATTTGGTAATGTCTTTCGCAATAGCCCTTTGGGTCAGAGATACCGCACTACGATTAAGAAGTGAGGGTATAGAACTTTCTAAGAAAGCGATACAAGGTATTGGACACAATCCAGGAGTTTATACTTCAAATACCGAAACAAATGATTCTTGGGAAATGGATGTTAAAGGGGAAAAAGAAGACTTAACTTGGTTAATTAAATAAGAGGATTAAAAAAATGGCTGATAGAGATTTATTCAGTAGATTACAACGACTATTTTCTACAAATGTAATTGTTAGAAATGTCGGTGGTAGAAAATTAAAAATAGCAGATACAGCACAAGTTCAGAGTGTTACAGGGAAAGATTTAGTTGATAGATTTTCTCGTTTGTATAAAAGTCCAAGTGGAATGAGTGGATATAACCAATCATTGTATCAGAAGACAATGCGTATGGGATTGTTTAGAGATTATGAAGCAATGGATTCAGACCCATTGATTTCATCAGCATTAGATATCTACGCAGACGAAACTACATTAAAGTCAGAATACGGAAAAATATTAAGTATTAAATCTGATAACAATCAAATACACGATATTTTACATAATCTATACTATGATATCTTAAACATTGAGTTTAATTTATACCCGTGGACAAGAAACTTATGTAAATATGGTGATTTCTTTTTAAAATTAGATATCAATGATAAGTATGGTATTACAAATGTAGAACCTTTATCAAGTTATGATGTTGCTAGAATAGAGGGTGAAGACCCAGAAAATCCACACTATACAAAGTTTGTATTGGAAAGTGGAGATGTAAGACAGACAAATCAAGGTATGAAAACCGAATTTGAAAATTATGAAATAGCTCACTTCAGAATGATTTCTGACTCAAACTTTTTACCTTATGGTCGTTCAATGATGGAGGGTGGTCGTAAAGTATGGAAACAATTATCACTTATGGAAGACGCTATGTTAATCCATAGAATTATGAGAGCTCCAGAAAAGAGAATATTCAATATTGATATTGGAAATATTCCACCAGCAGAAGTTGACAACTATATGCAAAAAATAGTTGGACAAATGAAAAAGGCTCCAGTAATAGATGATAATGGACAATACAATTTAAAATACAATATCCAAAATATCACAGAAGACTTCTTCTTACCAGTTCGTGGTGGAGATAGTGGAACAAAGATAGAAAATCTTGGTGGTTTGGAATATCAAACAACAGACGATATTGAATACTTAAGAAATAAATTATTAGCGTCATTAAAGATACCACAACCATATTACGGATATGCTGAAAAAGCTGGTGAATCTAAAGCTACACTAGCGGCAGAAGATGTTCGTTTCGCAAGAACCATTGAAAGAATACAAAGAATTATGGTTAGTGAATTAACTAAGATTGGTATCGTTCACTTATACGCACAAGGATATACAGACCAAGACTTAGTAAACTTTGATTTAGAACTAACAAACCCATCTAAAATCTATGAACAAGAAAAATTAGAGTTGTTAGGACAACGAATTACAGCATTCAATGATTTAACATCAGAAAATTCAGTAGTATCTAAAGATTGGGCGTATAAACAAATCTTTGGATTTTCAGAAGACGAGATAAAAGGATTTGAAGAAAAGATTGTAGAAGATAAAATACAAGAATTTAGATACGAGTCAATAAAAACAGAGGGTAATGACCCTAAACAAGCCGCAGAGCAAGAACAACAAGAATCAGAAGAAGAACTAGCTAGTAGAACTGGAACCGAAGAAATCGGTGAAGAAGGTGGTTCACCTGAAGGCGGTTGGGAAGGTGCTGGTAGACCGAAAGAGATGCCACATTACGGAAAAGACGGAAGTGCTAGAGGTCGTGACCCATTAGGTAATCACGAAAGAAAAAAACTTCATAGTTCTAGTCCAAAATACGGTAAATCTTATAGAGAATCATTAGGATTAGATAAGTTAAAATCAAAAATTGATAAGAAGTTAATTAATGAAGCCGAAGTATTAGAAACTGAATATGAAAAGGAAGTTTCTTCGTCTTTAAATGACAATTAAATTGATTAATTATTTACTTCCATTATATTTATAATTGATAGAGTATATCAATAAGGATTGGTGTTTATAAAAACAGGAGTTAAGGAATAATATGTCCCAAAAAATAAAACATTCTAAGATAAAGAATACAGGTTTATTGTTTGAAATTTTAACAAGACAGGTAACAGCTGACATTTTAAATAATAAAGAATCAAAATCAGTAAATTTATTAAAAAAATATTTTAATGAAAATACTGCTTTAGGAAAAGAGAAAGAGTTATATGATATTCTTTTGACCAATTCTTATCAAAATGAATCAAGAGCAGAAAAATTACTAGAAGCTGTTATTAAAACAAGACAGAGAATTAGTAATAAAGAATTAAAAGTTGAGAAATACAACTTAATTAAAGAAATATCAGAAACTTTTTCGTCTAAAGATTTCTTTAACACAAGAGTATCAAATTATAAAACTTTGGCATCTATTTATAAATTGTTTTTAGTAGAAACAACAAAGATAGATTTTAATCCAAAACAAGTTATCGATACTAGATACACAATTTTAGAGGGTATCACTTCTAAACCAAAGAAACAAAAACCAAGTTCATTGATAGAAACTTTGAGAAAAGAAGAAAGAGATACTCAATTATTGTCATATCAGATTTTGGTTGAAAAGTTCAATAAAAAATACACAAATTTATCAGAATCACAAAAATCACTTCTAAGAGAATACATTAATAATATATCTAATTCTAATTCTTTTGGTGAGTTCATAAATGAAGAAATAACAAAGGTTGTAAACGAGTTAAAATCACTATCTAGAAAAGTAAACGATAAAGTGGTTAAAATAAAACTAAGTGAAGCTATTAATCAAGCTAAAAACTTTACAACTAAGTCGGTCGTCAAAGATAACCAAGTAGTTTCTTTAATGAGATACTATGAACTAATCAAGGAATTAAAAGATGTCACAAGCGTTAAATAATCTAAAAAAACTTATCATTGAAGTTGTAGAAGAAGAAGTTTCTACAAACGAATACGCTAACACTCAAGCTAAAAAAAGAAAAAAAAGAGGTTTAGAAGAAAAACTTAATTTATTCTTAGAAAAAAACACACCGACCAAACCTTCTAAATGGTCTTATTACAAATCACAAGCTAAAAAGAAATTTGATGTCTATCCAAGTGCTTATGCTAATGCTTGGGCAGCAAAAAAATACAAAGCCGCAGGTGGTGGTTGGAAAAAAGAACAAATAGGTGAAGCTTCAATGACTGGTAATTTAGACGGAGGAGAGGGGCCACCACAAACACCTTACGCTTTTCAATCAAAGAAAAAAAGAAGTCAAGATAAAAAGAAAGAAGACGACATCTCAACAAACTCAACAGGATTTACAAAAGTAAATGAAGGTGTATTAAAAGAAATTACCAATAAAGAACTGAAAGAATTAGGAAAAATTTATAAAAAATCTCACGAGGTCAGAATGGGTTATCTAAAACTTACGAAGATGGGTGATAAAGAACTTAAAGATAAAAAGTATAATAAAGATTACAAAGCTATTCTTAATGCTGAAACACACTTGATGAATCTTTTGAGAACATTAGCATATAAGAAAAGCTATGGGTCAGTAAACGAAGGTCGTTATCACGATTGGAGAAATGATGAGTCAATAACACCAAAACAAAAAATTGGTCGTTCAATGAGAGAAGTAAGAGATTCACTAAACGGATTATCAAAAACAATTGATATGAGTGTTAAGTTAAAAACTGAATTAAAAGTAGATTCAAAAGATTATTGGAAAACAACAAATAAAGCTCTAACAAAGATTTCAGAGAGATTAGTAAAATTAGCAAATAAAGTAGGAAGATTACAATAATGAACTTATCGGAGGGTGTTGCTGATAAAGCTAAGGCTTCCAAAGTAGTAAGAAAACTACAAAAAGCAGAATCTCAGTTTCGTAAAGCAATGTATGAACTTGATAAAGTTTTAAATAAGGATAAAGTAAATAAAAAATTATCCACAGAATTAAAAAAAGAATATCGTTCTAATGTAACACAATTTATGAGAACTATGTTAGGACTAAAGAAAAAGGTAAAGTAATGAAACAACTAATAGTAGATTATATTCCATTTGAGGTAACACCACAACAAATTAATGAGTCTATGTCATCAAATGACGGAAAACTTGTTGTTAAAGGTGTATTACAAAGAGCAGAATCTAAAAATCAAAATGGTAGAGTATACCCAAAAGACTTGTTGATGAGAGAAGCTAAAAAATATACAGAAAATTTTATACAACAAAAAAGAGCATTGGGTGAATTAGACCATCCAGATAGTTCAGTAGTAAACCTACAAAATACATCACATAATGTTATGGAAATGCATTTCAATGGAAATGACTTGGTAGGGACTGTTGAAGTGTTAGGAACACCAAGTGGAAACATTTTAAAAGAATTATTTAAATCAGGTATCAAATTAGGTATTAGTTCAAGAGGATTAGGTTCAGTAGAAACTATTGGTGAAGGAGCTCAAGAAGTTCAACCAGACTTTGAGTTAATAGCATTTGACTTTGTGTCAAATCCTTCAACTCACGGAGCGTTTTTATCACCAATGAACGAATCAGTTGACTTATCAAACTCTTACGAACAAAGAGAAGATTGTGGTATTTGGTGTAGAACAGAACAATTAATCCACGATATCATTACAGAGAGATAATTATGAAAATAACTAAAGCACAGATAAGACAAATAATCAAAGAAGAAATCCAAAATGTTAAAAAGTCAATAATGTTGACTGAAGTATTTAAAAGTGATGTTTTGAGAAATTTAGCAAGTGGATATGGTGGTTTAAATAGAGAATTCTTTTCACAAACAGCAAAAAGATATGGAGTTGAATGGGACAAAATAGAAGACTATCATATTGAAAAACTAAGAACACCAAAGAAAAAAGGTTTAGTTATTGCAGTTGCTGGTAAAAGTGTAGAATATCTACCAAGTAAAGTAAGACAAGGTTATTATAGTAGTGGTAGAGCGTATGTAGGTCTTACAAAAGGAAGACTTGTTGCAGTATTAAAAGACGGAAAAGCTTTATACACTGGTTCAAGTTATAGAGCAGAGATTGGAACAGCAGGTGAAGTAGATAGTTATTCTAAACGAATGGTTGGATTGGATGTATTTGGATACAGAAGTTTAAAAGCAATTCAAGATATTCCTGGTTTAGAATATTATCATATTGATATGAAAAAAGGTGGTGAGTTTATGAGAGCTCAAAGAAAAGCAGAACTTAGAAGTGCCGCTAGATATGGTGCAAGTAAATTTATTGACCACAAAGAATTTGCAAAAAAACAAAAACAAAGATATTCTGATTTGGTTCAAAAAATGAAAAATGACCCAAAAAAGATTAAAACAATGGTTAACAAAACTATAAAACATTTTGATAAAATGATGAAAGAAGTTATGGATTTAAAAAGTCCAACAATGAAAAAATACATCAAAATTATACAAAAAGAATACGGAGCACACGCATCAGACAAACTTGATAGTAATCAATTTAAAGCGGCTAGTGAATTATCACAGCGTTCATCAAGATTGTATGAAAAATATAGTTATTATTTAAGAGAGTCAAATAAAGGAAATAAATCAGATGCTCTTTCTAGT